GTTCCAAGCGGTCCGAGTCCTTCGACACCATGACACAGGTTCTGCAGTCGGCGCCCGACCTGTTGAACGTGATTGGCGACATCTATTTCCGCAATTCTGACTTGGCTGGCGCGGATCAGGTTGCAGACCGCCTGCAAAAGATGCTCCCGCCGCAATTGCAAGACAACCAAGGGCAATTGCCTCCTGAAGCCCAGGCCGCGGTTGGGCAAGCCCAGCAGCAGATGCAACTGATGCAAGGCGAATTGCAGAAGCTCACATTCGAGAAGCAGGCAAAGATGTGGGACGGCCAGAACCGGATGCAGCAGATTCAGGTGCAGTCCCAGGCCGACCTCTTGCTTGAGGACAAGAAGCTACAGACACAGATCGCGGTGGCTGAGATCCAGACGAAGGCGCAGATCGTCACCGAGCGCGAGCAGATGCTTGGCAGGCTGGAAGAACTGTTCCACAAGAACATCCACGCAACCGGAACGCAAGGCCGTGAACACGCTCACGAGCACGCAATGGCCACACAGGAACACATTCATTCCCGCGTAGAGGCACAGCAGGCAGCAGAGACCCAGTCGGCCCTCGCTGCGCAGAGCGCGGCTCATGCGAGCCAGCAGAGCGCGCAGGATGCGGCGCAGAGTCAGCAGCAACTAGTTACGGGGCAGTAGTCGGTGGTACCTCGGAGCCGAGCGAGTTTGAAGGCAGACGAGTAGGACCGACGAGCCGCACTCGCAAAGCGGCAACCCCGCCAAGTTTCAGCACCGCCAAGTTTCAGCACCACCCCGCCTGCTCGGCGTAAGAGCCCAAGGATGAGCCATGAGTGAGACGGTAGCAGCCGCTTCGTCAGCGGCCCAGGAAACCCCTGTTTTCAATCCCGACAACCTGACCACTGAGGAGTTCTTGCATTGGCGCAGGACGGGAGAAGCACCGAAGCCAGCCGAACCAGCGGAAGCGGCACCGCAATCTTCCGAGGGCGACAAGCCCGAAAGCGACCCGGACTCGGAAACGGCGCAGCAGCAGGAGACACCGAAGCAGCCGAAAAAGCTGACCGCAGAAGGCCGCATCGCGCAACTGGAGCAAGCGAACGAGGAAGAGTGGCAAAAGCCTAATCCCGATCACGACAAGATCGGGCGGAACATGGCCACCATTGATCGGATCGCCGAACGCGCAGGGTTAAAGCGTAAGACGGAACCCGCACCCGTCACCCAGCAGCAGCCAGTTCAGCAGCAGTTCACGCGCCCCAAGCCGACCGCAGAGGACAAGAAATCAGACGGAACTTCTAAATACAGCACGTATGAGGATTTCGTTGAGGACTTGGCCGACTGGAAGGCCGAACAGCGCTTTGTACAGGTGCAGCGCGAACAATTCGCCCAGCAGCAGATGCAGGCGATGCAGTCACAAGTAGCGGAAGCTCGGACTCGGTACGAGGACTTCGACAGCGCAAAGAATGCGTTCACCGGTGCCACGCTTGGACCGCAGGGCGAACCCATGATTCCCATCCAGGTGCTAAGCATGGTGAGCGAGTCGGAGCGCTTGACGGACGTGATCCACGCCATCGGAAGCGACCAGAAAGCCCTGGCTGATTTCGTGAACATGGCGCGGACCAATCCCGGTAAGGCCATGCGATATGTGGCCGCGCTCGAAACCGCCATTGCCGAAGAACTCAAGCCCAAGAGCGATATGCCCCGCGACGACAATGGGCAATTCGCCTCAAAGGAACCTCCTGCCAAACGCCAAACCGCAGCCCCGAAGCCGGCCACCCTTGTGAGTGGCGGTGCTTCGCGGGCCTTTGACGTGAACGACGAGAGCCTTTCTTCCGACGAATGGGCGCGCAAGCGCAATGAAGACCTTCGGAGGCGTGGAAAGGCCTAGGTCGCTCTCAGGAGCCTGACCGATGGCAAATAGTTTTCTTTCCCCCACAATCATCACGCGGGAAGCCCTGCGCATCCTGCACGCGAACCTGAACTTCATCGGTTCGATCAATCGCCAGTACGACGACCAGTTCGCAAATGAGGGCGCGAGCCCTTCGGGCAAGATCGGCCCTACGCTGACCATCCGCAAGCCCAACCGCTTTACCGTCCGTACCGGCGCGACGCTTCAGGTGCAGGACATCACCGAAGACAGCACAACCCTGACCGTTTCGACGCAGAAGGGCGTAGACACCAACTTCACCCGTTCGGACCTCACCCTCACCATCGACGAGTTCTCTGCCCGCTACCTGAAGCCTGCGATGGCTCGCCTCGCCTCCGACATCGAAGCCGATGCACTGAACATGCGCAACGATGTGTTCAACATGATCGACGATGGCTCGAACGCTGTCAGCTTCCTCGATTTCATGAAGGCGAAGCAGCGGCTGGATGAGAATCTGGCCCCGGATGACGGCGATCGCGTTGGCACTCTGTGCCTCAACCACGAAACCAAGTTTGTCGATGCGATGAAGGGCATCTACAACCCGCAGGTGCAACTGAGCGAGCAGTACCGCAAGGGCGTGGTCGCCGGCCGCACCGCGGGCATGGACAAGTTGTACGGCAACTCGTTGCTCACCAACCACCTCACGGGCACCGCGGCCGCAACCACCACCTACACCGTGAACGGGCCAAACCAGACCGGTTCCACGGTGACGGTGCAGACCGGCACGACCACCTTCCTCGTGGGCGATGTCATCACGTTCGCGGGTTGCAACGCGGTTCACCCGGAAACCAAGGCAGACCTCGGCTACCTGCAGAACTTCGTCATCACCGCGAACTCGGGCACCTCGGCAACCGCGCTCTCCATCTCGCCCGCCATCGTCACCACGGGCGCGAAGCAGAACGTGACCGCCTCGCCCACAGATACCGGCGCGGTTTCGAAGCTGGGCGGCGGTGCCAGCGCGAGTTCGGTTGAATCGCTTGTCTTCCACCCCGACGCCTTCACCTTCGTCTCCGCTGACCTGGTTGACGTGTCGCAGTATGGCGCGTGGGGAGGCCGGCAGGTGCAGGACGGGATTTCGATGCGTATTGCGCGTCAGTACGACATCGTGAACGATAAGCTCCCGTGCCGCATCGACGTGCTGTATGGGTATAAGACGATCCGGCCCGAACTCGCTGTTCGCGTCCAGGCAGCCGGCTAATCAGCCACTGTCGTGACTCTTGAGGCTGCTTCGGTGGCCTCCTTCCCAAATTCATCGAAACGAGGAAAAGATCATGGCAATTGGCAAGCAGTTGAGCGACCTGAACCCGAGCGGCACAGCTCTCGGGCAGTCCGTTACCGACACAATCTCCTTCTTTGGCAAAACCCCCGTCGTGCAGCCCACCGCAGCCGCCCAGGCAGCGATCACGGATGCATCGGGTGGCGCTGCCGCGGCGACCAACGGTGTCCTCACCCTCACGGGCACCTATAACTCGGCCATCATCGCCAATGCGCTGGCGACGGTGATCGCACAGACCAACGCCATGCGAACAGCGCTGGTGAACCTGGGCCTCATCAAGGGCAGCTAACCTGAAAATCCTCATTGCAATTCCGGCGTATGACCGGAAACTCCACGTGGAGACGGCTCGCAGTTTGCTAAACGAGCAGGCTGCGAGTCTAACTCTAGGCGATGAACTCAGCACGGTATTTGCGCCGGGGTGCTCGCTGATCACATATGCGCGGAATCACCTGGTGCGCGAGTTCCTGAAGAGCGATGCCGACAAGATGGTCTTTGTGGATGCAGATGTGGCATGGGAAGTCGGATGCCTGCTGAAACTCGCCCGTTACCCCGTTGATGTTGTTGGCGGGGCATACCGCTACAAGGACGAAAAAGAAGGCTATCCTGTCCGATGGCTCAATAAAGCTGAACTCTGGGCCAATGAGCAGGGTCTGCTTGAAGTCGAAACGCTGCCTGGGGGCTTTCTATGCCTCAGCCGCGCCGTATTCGAAAGGCTCCGCGATGTATTTCCGGGGCGCAGCTACATGCACGGCGAAGAAGCGTTTTGGGCCTATTTTCACGCACCTTTCCATGATGGCAAGTTGTATGGCGAAGACGCTGCTTTCTGCTCGGAGTGGCGGCAGGCGGGCGGCAAGGTATGGCTCGACCCGGAACTGACGCTGACCCACCTCGAAGGCGGCAGGGCGTACACGGGAATGATCGGGAGATGGATTCAAGCGCAATGACCAGCGACCAGATCAAGCAGAAAGATACATTGGAACTCAGCCTCGGTGCGTGGCTGAAAGAGATCGCTTACCAGTTGGCCCTGCTCAACGAGCGCCCCGCAAATCCTCCCCCAGAAGCGAAGCCAGTGCAGATCAATAAGCCGTTCAAGGTGGTCAAGTAGCCCATGTCTACAGCCCTCGACATCATCGCTAGTTCGCTGAGGCTCATCAATGTGACCGCCGCAGGCGAACCTGTAGACATCGCCACCGCCAACGATGCCCTGAAGGCGTTTCAAGACATGGTGGATTCGTGGAATGCAGAGCGGAACACCATCTTCACCACGGCATCTCAGGATTTTCCTCTCACGGTGGGCCAGCAATCGTACACGCTCGGACCTAGCGGCAATTTCAACGTCGCGCGCCCCGCGAAAATCACGGGCATGAGCGCCATCGTCATGACCAATCCCCCGGTGCCCGTGGAAGAACCCATCGATATTCTGACGGTGCATGACTGGCAGACCCAGTATCCCGTCAAGAATGTGAACGGGGCCTTTCCGTTGGCCTGCTATGACGACGGCGGCTTCCCTCTTCGTACCCTCAACTTCTGGCCCATCCCCACACAAGCGGGAAACAAGGTCAGGATCTATAGTTGGCAGGCGCTGAGTGCTCCCGCGGCGCTGAACACCTCCATCAGCTTCCCTCCCGGCTATTCGAGAGCGTTTCGCTACAACCTTGCTCTGGAACTGGCCGCCGAGTTCGCGGCCCCCGTCCCAGCGACCGTGAAACAGATCGCGACCCAATCTCTCGCGGCCGTCAAGACAATGAATCTGCCTGAACTGAAGCTGGATTCGGATCTGGTCTCGAGCCCCGCCGGCTACAACTACAAAGCTGACCTGTTCGGACTGCCCTACTGATGAAATTCGGCCTTGTTGGTCCCTCTTATACCGCGCGGTCTTCGGCAATGGCCGACGAAGAGTGCATCAATCTCTTCGCGGAGAGCCGTTCCGATGGGCAGAAAAGCTATCTGTGGACGCCTGGTCTGTCACTGTTCGCTTCAATGGCGCCAGCGATCTCTGCAACCTCAATACGCGCGACATGTTGGGCAGGAAGCAGGCTGTTCGCCGTGGCGGGGACCTCGCTGCAGGAAATCTATAACGACGGGGGCAATGGATCGCGCGGGACGATTGCGGCCGATGACTCACCCGCCTCGATGGCCTTCAACGGTATTCAACTTTTGATTGTGAGCGCGGGGCACGCATACTGCTACACGCTATCGACCGACACGCTGCTCGAAGTAACCAGCCAGCTTGTGGCTGTGCCGTTCACAGTGAAATTCGACGATAGTTATTTCGTCATCACGTTTCAGAACAGCAACAAGGCCCAACTATCCAACCTCCTCGACGGTACTACATGGCCGGGGCTGTATGTTGATGCGGTTTCCGTCTTCGCGGGCAACATCAACGCGATTGAGACGAACCACCGCGAGGCCTGGGTGTTCGGTGAGCGCAATTGCCAAGTCTACCAGGACACCGGGAGCGCCGAAATCTTCGATCCCATCCCCGGAGCATTCTTGGAGACGGGATGCGTCGGCCCGTTTGTGCCGTGCCGCGTGGACAATTCTCTGTTCTGGGTGAGTGAGGATGAGCGCGGCGCCCGCGTGGCATGGCGCTCAAACGGATACACGCCTCAGCGAATATCGACTTACGCAGTAGAGATCGATTTGGGGTCCTACCCGACTCTCTATGGCATGACCACCTACGCCTACCATGCGGGCGGTCACCCGTTCTGGGTGCTCTACATCCCCGGATCCCAGTGGTCGTGGGTTTATGACGTGTCCGAAAACCTCTGGCATAAGCGCGCCTCGTGGGACCCAGTTAGCGCCAAATGGGGGCCGCACAATAGCTGGAACCATGTATATGCCTTCGGGATGCACTTGGTGGGAGATTGGAATTCCAACAACCTATACCAGTTGAGCCAGAACTTCCTTGACGACAATGGAACGACGATTCGCCGTCTGCGGCGCACTCCGACCATCCGCGATGAAAAGAAGTGGCTGTTTCATTCCGCACTAACGGTTGACGTGGAGACGGGCAATCTGTCGATCGTCAGCCCTACGGATAATCCCGGCTATGGGAAGCTGATGACACAGGAGCTTGGCGGCAGAAGCGCGGTTGACACGCCGATCGCGGGCGGAACCGCATGGGGCGGGGTGGGCAATGTGTTGATCGATGCGCCCGGTACCTCCGCTTCGGTCACCTTGGAAGCGAACCCTTCGCAGGCAACATCCTCCACCGCTACAGGCGCAAGCGCGGGCGGCGGCGTTGCATGGTCGAACCCCGTCAACATCGACTCCAACGTCTCGTTTGCGAGCGTCCTGCTTACCGCGGGAGGCTCTCCAGTCTATTGCCCCAACACGGGCACTGTTTCAAACTCGGCCAGCCCGACTAACCAGAATCCCGCCAATCAAACGCTGATACTTTCTGGTTTTCCTTCTACGCCCGCGACAGACACGACGGTTTACGTGCGTGTCACGCCAACGGTTAATGCGAGTTCTGGCGCCGGCATCGTGGAACTGACCTATAGCAAGGACGGGGGGAAGACGTGGAACTACGTCGTAGGCTGGAACTCCACCCGGTCTGCGGTTACGATTCCGATCACGATAGGCGGCATCACGAATCTGAATTCGATTCAGATTCGGCTTATCGCCAATTGCCACTGCTCTCCCTCGGGATTTGCGAACGTCAGCCTGGCGGTTCCGTCGCTCGGCCTATATGCCATCGCTCCGGGGAGCGGGCAGCCGACCGCGCAGACGCTCCAAGCAGCAGTAACAGGCCTCACGATTCCTGACGGCCGAACAATTGTGGGACTCACCGTTTCGTTCAACGCGGACTATGTGACCGATCCTCCCACTTTCCAGGTTGGGCTGAACGTGGGAAATCTGGAGCCATCCTTCACGCTGACGACTTCCCCTGCCGTCTATACCGCTGGCGACGCCACAAATCTGTGGGGCTATGACGGCTGGACGAAGGACACGCTGAATAATCTCGTGGTGAGCTTCTTTGCGTCTACCACGGGCACCACGACGATAAATGTAAACACGATGGTGGTCACCGTCTACCACGTCCCGACAACGGTTATGTCGGACGCCATCGACATTACGAACTTTTTCCCCTTTGCATCGCCGGCACCACACTCGATTCTGACGGGCCTCATCGTCCAGTCGCTGGTTTCGGCCAGCAATGACACCGCGACGATCACAGTACAGATGCTCAAGGCCGGCGTCCCTGTCGGCACATCGCAGACGATGCCCTTCCCCAGCATTCAGACCCTTCTGACGTTCGGCGGGCTGACTTCTCTCTTCGGCGCATCGTGGCTCGCCTCAGATGTGGCTGATCCCGGCTTCGGTGTGCGCATCATTGGCACTGCGAACGACGGAAACACCTCGACAGTGAACGTCGGTTTTACAACGCTGCAATGCCTGATACAGCCGGACCCGCTGCCTTATACGAGCATCGGCCCCACTCCTATGCTTCTGGATGGAGATGGCAATCCGCGCCCTCCGCAACTGATGCTGCGATGGAGTGACGACAGCGGGAAAACCTGGTCGAACGAACATATTTACGACTGCGGGAACCTCGGGGAATACACGGCGCGTATAGTTGCGCGCAGGCTCGGCAGATCGCGCCAGCGTGTCTATGAGATCAGCTTCACAGACCCGATTCCGTGGACCGTGGTAGACGGCTATCTGGAAGCTACGCAATGAGCACATCGCCGGTCTCGCGCTCACCCATTCTCGCCGTGCTGGTATTGCAGGCACCGATTGCGGATAAAGACTCCCGGCGAGTCACAGACAGGGCCTGGACAAAGTGGTTCTCGAATATAACGCTGGCGGTTAACAGCGGTCTTGCACTCGACGGAACTGCGATCAAACTCGCTTACCCCGCCATTGGCGTGAAGGGTGGGGTCGAAGCAACTCTGCCCGCGGATCATCAATGGGTCAACCAAATCGATGCGTTTGGCGTTCCACAGTTGAGCCAGCCAGATTTCAGCGATCTGAGCGGAGAGGTGGCAACGGCTCAACTGCCGTTTACGGTCACTTCAGGAAGCGGAGCGCCGGCCTCGACGCCGGCTGACGGAAGCTTCTATTTCGACACATCGGCCAGCCCCGCGCACGGCTATGTGCGCCTTTCGAGCGCATGGGTACAGTTCAGCTAATCAGCTTCGCGGACATCTTCAAGGCTCCGAACGCGAAAGAGCTCTTTGCGGAGTACGCCGCGGAGTGCTCCATCCCCGCCGTCGGGCCAGTGAACCCACAGATAGAGCTTTACAGGCGCATGGAGCAGTCCGGCCTGTCGAAGACCTTCGGCGTGTTCCACGAGGAACAGTTAATCGGCTTCGCGACGTTGCTCAGGAGCCCTCTGCCTCACTATGGCGTGTGGGCCGGAACGGTGGAAAGCCTGTTCGTGATGAAAGATCACCGCAAGGGCGGGGCTGGACGCGAACTTATCCGGTTCGTGAAGCAGTACGCCAAGGATGCAGGCTGCAGGGTGATCTTCTTCAGCGCAAAGACGGGTTCGCAGCTTGAAAAGTTGCTCTATCTGATGCGGGAGTACGAGCCCACCAACACGATCTTCATGGGGAGCCTCGATTGATGAACGCAGCACAAGAATGGCCGAGCATCCTCCAGTTCGGCGCTGGAGACACCATTAGTGAAGAACTCGTTGAGCAGAGATACAAGCGGCTGGCTCACAAGTATCACCCGGACGCGGGCGGCAACAACGAGGACATGACCCAGTTGAACCTCGCTAAGAAGCTCGCGCTCGCGTGGATTGAGAAAGAACGCCGCAAGCAGGTCGATGCCGCAACTGCGCAACGCGACGCGGTATTCGCCGCCGCCCAACGGTCTGCCAAGCAACAGCAAGACATTTCCGCCGCGTTCTGGAATCAAATGGCGGGGCAGGCACAAGCGCAGTCCTATTGGCAGCAAACAATGGGCGCGCAGGCTTATGCCAATGCTTCTGGCTGGGCATCTTCCGTCGCGGATGAATCCGCTAAGCCAAAAGAAGAACCCGCACCACCCAAGCTCAGCAGATGGCAGAAGGCTATCGCGTTAGTGAAGCGTCTGTGGTGACTCATGCAATAGAGCGGGTCGCTTCTCTGGCCCCGATGCCCCCGGAACTGATCGACCACCTGAAGAAGAAACAGGTTGAGTTCTTCGATCAGGAGCAGCCGCCCTTCTTCATGCAGCACCTGATTCACGGCGGGATGTATGCGCGAACCCTGACGATGCCTCCCGGCACTTGGCTGATCGGGGCGCACCTGCGAGTCCCAACCATCGTTGTGACGGTCGGCACGGGATGGGTGCACATCGGCACAGGATGGGCAGAGGTTATGGGCCACAAGGTCGTGGACGGGGCAGCTGGGCGCAAACAGGTGTTTGTTGCGGATGGGCCGCTGGTGATCACCATGCTTTTCCCCACGCAGGCCAAGACGGTTGAGGAAGCGGAAGCGGAATTCACGGACGAAGCGGAATTGCTTTTGAGCAGGCGGCAGGACTTGAACAGCACAGTCATCACGGGAGAGTGAGATGAGCGGAGCAATCGTAGGCGGGGCAATTGCGGCGGCTGGCGCCCTCGGGGGCGCAGCTCTCTCGTCCCATGCGGCGGGCAAGGCCGCCTCCGAGCAGTCTTCGGCCGCAAATTATGCTGCGGACCTCCAATACAAGGCCTCTCAGGACGCGCTGGCCTTCCAAGAGAAGCAGTGGGACACGCAACAGGCCAATCTCGCCCCGTGGCTTCAGAGCGGCAAGGAAGGACTGTCGCAACTGGACTATCTGCTTGGGGTGGGCTCGCCGAATGGCTCCGGTTCTCCGAGCGGCAAGTTCGGCTCATTGATGCAGGCGAATCCCTATTCCACCTTCACCGCCCCCACAGCTCTCACCGAGAAGAACGATCCAGGCTATCAAGCGCGGCTCAAGCTCGGCACGGACGCCCTGCAAAGGTCTGCGGCGGCGCGCGGGAGCCTGCTCACAGGCGGAACGGCGCAAGGGCTCAACCAGTTCGCGCAGGACTACGCCTCAAACGAGTACGGCAACGTCTACAACCGAGCCTTCAACAACAACGCCTTCGACTACAACTCGTTCAACCAGAACCAGGCGAACCAGTACAACCGCCTCGCCTCTCTCGCGGGTGTCGGGCAGCAGACAGCAGGACAGCTCGGCTATCTCGGCAACCAGGCCTCGCAGAACGTGAGCAATAACCTGCTCAGCACCGCGGGAATGATGGGGCAGGATTACCAGAATGCGGCGGCGGCGAACGCCTCGGGGTATGTGGGCAGTGCGAATGCCTGGGGCGGGGCATTGAACAGCATCGGCGGCAACCTCTCACAGCTCTTGATGCTGCAGCAGATCATGCGCGGAACCGGAGCAGCGGACGCGAATACATGGGACACCTACTCGGCAAATGGATGGACGCCATAAAGGGGGCACATGGGCGAATATTCCAATCTCTTCAACCTTAGCCGGATGCCGATTTCGGCGCCGATCCGCGGCGGATTTGGTAGCGCGCCAGGGATGCCAATCGCTCATCCTGTCGGGCCTGCCCCAATCGTGGGCAGCGGGTGGCCGATTGTCCCCCCTGTCGGACCGATTGGCGGCGGTGGCGGCTCCGCTCCCAGTCCTATGCCTCCCGCTCGTCCCGTTGGCCCCGCGCCCGTTATGCCTGTCGGCGGCGGTTATGGGTCGCCCGTGAACGGCAGCCCCATTATCGGCTATGGCGGCCCATCGAGCGGAAGCGGCTTCTCGCCAATGAGTTCCTACATGAACCTGCTCGCCCTGCAAAGGATGGGAGGCTACTAGCTATGGGTTCGATCCCTCTTCCCGCTCTCCATGTTCAGACCTACCAGCCGCCCGATGTCATGGGGCAGTATGGGCAGCTCATGGCTCTGCGCAACATGATGCAGAACGCCCCGCTGGAGCGCCAGTTGCTTCAGGAGCAAACGCAGCAGCATCAGGTCGAACTCCAGACGCAGCAGCAGGCGCTGCAGGATCAGCAGAACTTCCGGCAGGCCATGCAAGACCCATCGATGCACGGCAAGACCATCGGCGAAGTGGCCGACATGCTCGCGCAAAGGGGGCAGATTTCGCAGGCGGGATGGGTTGCGGCGAAGAAGTCGGATGTGGAGCAGCGGCAGGCCTATGCCACGCTCGACAAAGACCAGCTCGCGAACCAGAAAGCCGCGCACGACGCCACGCAAACGCTCTACAACAACGTGATGAACATGCCGGATGACCAGGTGCAGGCGCAGTGGCCGCAGATCGCCCAGCAATATGACTCCATCCCCGGCAACCAGAAGGTGCCGCTGAATCCTCAGCAGCCGCTCACCAAGGACCAACTCAAGCAGTTCGCCCCATTCATCTCCATGAACAACGCCTATCTGAATGAGGAGTTGGCGAAGCGGAAGGCCCAAGCGGAGACGCAGCAGGCAGAGGCCACGACCAACTACTATGCCCAGAATGGCGGTGCCCCCGGCGTTCCTGCTGAAACGCGGGAACTCAATGATTTCCTCCAGAAGAATCCCGGCAAGACCGCGCAGGATTTCGTGCGCTTCAAGGCGCAGAATTCGCCTTCGGTCATCGTGCAGAATCTGTCGGGCGGATCGGCCAATGGAACCGGCGGCGGTCCGATTGATTGGGCGGCAGCTGCCCAAAAGTACGGCATGACCCCGCAGGCGTTCGACCAGACCGCCGAGAAATACTTCCAGACTGGTCAACTTCCTTCCATCGGCCGTAGCGCCAATGCCATCGCCATGAACCGCGATTTGATGAATCGCGCTGCAGAACTGCACCCCGGAGCATCCATCGCGGAGAACACTGCCGAGTTCAAGGCGAATACCGATTCCCTCAAGAAACTGCAGGGCAGCCTGGACACCGTTACCGCCTTTGAGAACACTGCCAACAAGAATATCGACATGCTCAAGGGCTTCGCGCAAAAGGTTCCCGACTTGGGCGCGCGCTTCGCGAATGTTCCCGTGCGGATGCTCTCTGGAAGCATGATCGGCTCTGAAAACATGGCCGCATTCAAGACGAGTTTGGCCCCGGTGCAGGCGGAAGCCGCGAAGATCCTCAATTCAGCCAACCTTCAGGGGCAGCTTTCTGACTCCTCCCGCCACGAACTGCAAGACCTCGTGGATGGCAACCTGCCCTATAAATCACTCGTCGCCTCCCTCGGCGTGTTGCAGCAGGACTTCAAAAACCGCCACGATTCAACCGCTCAGACGATTGAGGACATCAAGAAGCGCATGGGTGGAGGTACGAGCCAGCCTCAGACAACCACGACTGATCCCTTCACTCAGTTCGGCGGGAAGGCTCATTAAATGGCGACGACTGTACCCATGCTGGCACCAGATGGAACCAGCGGCGATATACCGCAGGATCGCGTTCAGGATGCTCTAAGGGCGGGCTTCAAGCCCGCGGTGGAGATGGTATCGCCCGATGGAAAGATGGGCTATATCCCGCAGGACAAGCAGCAGGACGCGCTGAATGCAGGGTTCAAGATGCCCGATCTCAGCGCCAATCCTAACCACGAGGGCCTATATCAGATGCGCGGCCCAGATGGGAAAACGGTCGGCATCCCCTACTCAAATGTGACCGCGGCAGCCAAGCAGGGGAATGTCTTTGCGAGCGATGCGGAGCATGACCGCTATCTGAAGGATTTCGGCTATGCGGTGGCACAGAAAGACCCATACCTGCAAAGCCTCAAGCCTTCGTTGGGCGGAACCGCAAGTGCAGTCGGCGGCGAACTAAAGAACGTGGTCAGCGGCCTCAAGCAGGTTTTCGCACCCCCGCAGGGCGTGATTGAAACCCTGGAAGGCCCGACGCTGCCCCTTGTCAGAATGGGCAAGGGCTATGTCGAGAGCGCAAAGACCGGTCTCGGCCAAGCCGTCGATTACGCCAAAAATGGGGAGCCCACCCGCGCAACGATTACTGCAGTCGGAGCACTCAACCCGCTCTCTTCAGGACCGACAGCGGCGCTCAACGCTGCCGCCAATCAGGGAGCGCCTACGGATCAGATCATCGGGCAGGGCTTGACAGATGCGGGGCTGTTAGCGGCACCTGAAGTCGGTGCGGCCATTGCAAAGAGTGGCCTGCCATCTGCGTTTCTGAGCCGAACGGGAGAGGCGCTTTACCGGAACGCCCTCAAGCCACCCACCACAGTGCCGACGGCCATAAACGCGGCGCGGATACAGACAGCGCTGGATAACAGCCTGCCCGTTTCCCCTGCAGGCGTGGAAAAGCTCGGGAACCTGATTGACGACTTCAACAACAAGATCGCTGGGGAAATCGCCAAAGACCCCAATAGGCCCATCGATCCTAACGTAGTAGCGAGGCGAGCGCAGGATGTTGTCCCTACCTTCACCAGCCAGGTGAATGCGGGGGGCGACTTGGCTGCAATCGAGGCTTCGCGGCAGCAGTTTCTTGCTGAACAAGGGGCGCAACCCGGAAAAGCCGCCATTCCCCCGCAACCCACCGGAGTCTTAGACGCACAGGGCAGACCTATTATGACGGCTGGAGCGCCGGCCCAGCCTCCAACCCCAGCCCCACCTATGAGCGCAGCCGATGCGCAGGCGATGAAACAGGGCACTTATAACGTGCTACGCAAGAAGTATGGTGAGCAGGGCTCAGCCTCGGTAGAAGCGCAAAAGGCACTTGCGCGAGGCTTAAAAGAGGAAATCGCCACCCAGTTTCCCGAAATTGACAACCTCAATGCCGCCGAGTCGAAACTTCTGGACCTCGGGCCCGTTCTTGAGCGGGCGGTGAATCGCGTCTCCAACAATCACACTATCGGCATCGGGGGACCAATACTCGGGACGGCTCTCAAGGCGAGCACCGGAAGCACTGGTGTAGCTGCGGTGGGAGGGGCGCTCAAGTCCATCATAGATATTCCGGCGGTCAAATCTCAGATTGCCATTGCGCTGAGTAAGGGGGCTAAGATTCCTTACCCGCAAGCTCTTGCTCGCGTTTCTGCCTATCAAGCATCGCTTGGATCAGCCGTTGCCGCTTCTCAGGCGTATCCGTCCGGCGACAGTTCCAATCAACCAGCGCAGTGAGCGCTTTGCCGACGATGTAAGCCGCCACATACCCGAGGACTACGGTAAGCAAGATTCCTTCCAGCATAGGCCTCCTAGTTTCCACCCACCCAGAGGAGTAAGTCAAGATGAAACGGTTCGCCGTCACAGCGCTGTTGTGTGTCTTCTCTGCCTTGGCTGCTGCCCAGAGCACGGCGGTGCAGCCGTTGATGCAGCCGTATCATACGTTTACGGACTCATCGGGAGCGCCCTGCGCGGGCTGCTCTCTTTATACCTATGCGGCCGGAACCACTACGCCGTTGGCGACCTATACCGATGCCACCGGTACCGTGCAGAACGCAAATCCGATCATCCTGGACACGGCGGGAGGGGCGACCATCTGGCCGGCTACCAGCCTCTCCTATAAATACGTCCTCAAAGACACTTTTGGCACCACGGTATTCACGACAGACCGGGTAAGCGGTCAAGCACTCGCGGCCTATCTCCCTTTGGTCGGCGGAATCTTAACTGGCGCGATCTCGGGTACATCGGCATCGTTCTCTGGCACTGTAGCGGCTGGCGTCCTTTCCGCCCCCCTTCTCGGCAAGGTTGTACTTGTAGACGGCTATGTATCCGGCACGAACGGGGGAGCGTGGAACCCGGCGACCACTTACGCACCGTGTTCTGTGGTGACTGCGACGGCGACAGTCAACGACCCGCCTTATTTTGTCGCGGGGCATACCTACACGTTTGCTTCCACAATTATGACCACGAATGTTGTTCCAGGCACCGGCGATACCGCTCATTCTGGCGCTCACGCTTACGACTGGCTGCTGGTGCGCAGCGACGGCGTAACGTATGTCCCGAGCGGCGCGGAGTGCGCTGACATCATCGCTATCGGCAACGGAGAGCGCGTAACAATCGGAACAGGAAGCAATGTAGGGCAGAGCTACACACTGAACTTCGGATCAGGGTATTATCCGATCGTAAACGCCTTGTTCGTGTCAGATCCCGCCCCGATGTTCAACGGGGCTCCTTACGACACCCGCGTAGCTATCAGCTTTGTCGGCCAAGGCTCGCACTCGACGCACATCACTCAGGCGGGCAATCTACCTGTCTACAGCACGACGGATGGAACGATGGCAACTCTGCCAACCTCCATCCCCACGGCTACGCTGTACCAGCCGACGATGGCCAATGCCTCCTCGATTTCAGGTCCGTATGCGATTTCGACCTTCGCCATTTCAGGCATCGACGTGAATGCGGTTTTCACAGCTCCATACGCCGTCGATCTTATCGGCTTCTCCGCAAACACGCACATCTACGACCTCCAGTATGAAGCTGGAACGGTTGGGCAGGCACGATTCGGCCTGACCGGGTATCCCGATGCGTACATGAGCAGCCCGACCATGCAGGGCATTACCGATTACACGCAAAGTCAGGGCTCGACGAACGCCTATCTCACAGCATCCTTGTCAGGTGGAGTGCCCCATGTGGGTTTCGGCGTGATGCTGAACAACATCACCAGAGGCGCAAGCTACCCCAATAGCGGATCAGGCACCTGCACGGTCAACGGAGGCACGTCCTCAGCGGCAGCGACGTGCACCATCGTCGCCGATGGATACGGTGGGGCATTGATTGCGCTGTCGTCACCGGGCACCTACAGCGTGGTCCCAACCTCTGTCACCGCTAATTTCAACGCCTCTTTTACAGCGGCGATTGCCGGTACGACGATGACGGTGAGCGCGGTTTCGGCAGGCACTCTGGTGGTCGGCCAGAGCGTCACGGGAACGGGCGTCACCGGGGGAACCGTCATAAGTGCGCTTGGTACAGGCACCGGGGGAACCGGCACGTACACGGTCAACAACTCACAGACGGTGGGCAGCGAGAGTATGACCGCTGCTGCTGGTTCTGGAGCGTCGGCAACGCCGTTCATTTCGGCCGGCACTGGCTACGGGCCGAACACGCAGATCGTGCTTCAGGGAACGCAGGGCGGGACTTCCCTTACGCCTTGCTCGACGATGCCCGCGGCTTCTTCGTTCACGCCGTCTCGTAGCAGCGTGCCTGTCTACCTTTACCCGCAAGGAAGCATAACGCCCACGATCTCAAGCGGGACAATCACGCTGACAGGCTGGGAGACGGCAACGGGCGCTTCGGGTTGTGTGGGACCGGTCGAAGTATGGGCCTCGGACATGGGCGCTCACCCTGTGGTGAATGGCACCGACTTTTCTTACGTCACCGATGCCGCGCATCTTGGGGGGCTGTTCGGAACCTCGGGGAACGTCTGCACTTTCAACTTCCCTCACAGCGGCAATTCGATCTTCGGCATTCACTACCAGAGCCAGGGGCGCTATGGAGTCTGCAACACGGGCGGGAACATCTTCCACGGCGTAGACTCGGGCGAGCAGTACGAGGGAGCTTTCTACTCGACAGTGCCCTATACAGTGGATGGCGCGAATGTCTTCTATTCGATCCCCTTCCAGTATTATGCGTTTTCAACGCAGACTTCCTTTGCGGCGGCCAGCAGCGGGGGTGCCACGGTCAAGAACGTGATGTGCGGCGGGGGGCCGGCGAGGAGCACGCCTGAATACAACTCACTGGTTCTCTATTCGAACAATTCGGTCGTGCTGAGTGCGGGATTCAATCACGGCACGGGCTACCCTACGAGTGGCCCAACCGGCGTCACTTGCACCGTGAATGGCGGCAACCCCGTACTATACGGTCAAGCCGTGTGCTCTGTGGCCCCCGATGGGCTGGGTGGCATCATTCCGCACATTGATAACGCGGGCGCCTATTCGCCGGGATCAGCTACGCCTACGATTTCGATGGTCGGAGGAACGAACACGGCAACTGCGACCGTGGCGCTCCTCTCCCCTGCCACGATTGTGCTGAACGGTCCAGGCAACGCACTGTCAACAGACGTGGACAATGTGAACTACTGCGGCCCATTCACGACCCCCAACACCGGGAAGATCGCAAGCAAGGCCGCCTCGATCGCACTGAACGGAGTTAACACTCCCATCAATCAGAACGTGGACACGAGCAAAATAGGCTTTCTCGGAACAGTAGGCATCCCCCAAACAATCGTGCAAAGGAGCGTGAGCAACAACGGGGATGGAGTAAATAGCATCAACTGGACTCTGACCGCGAACACCGCCAGCAATGAGGCGCTTGTCCACGGCAACTATCAAATATGGACAAACAACCTCACTGGTGGGGGGCATATTACCAACTTCTGGGCTAACCCAACAGGAATCGCTACAGAATCGGGAACAACTATAGACGTCGGCAGGGATTATTTCGTTGACGATACCGGATTGGACAACAACGGAACGATCACGACCCGCCGAGCCATTGGTTGCAACTTGCTGCGCGGTACAACCATAACTTGTTTCTACGACAGGTCCGGTGGCGGGCTCGATACGAACGGCCCTATCTCCGCTGCCGGTGGCGCTTTCGCTGTAGACAAGAACACGGGGGCGGTGACCTCTCCGAACGGGCTCACCACGGCGGGCAATCAGACGCTCACTGCGGCAAACACCGTAAGCGGATTGCCGACGGGGTGCCAGCAGTTACCGTGCACGGTAGGGGCTAAATCGTTCACGGCGTTGACGGGTGCGCTTAATCCAACCACTCTATTTTCGACGGGTGGCTCTTATGCTGGTTTCTACCGAATGTGCACCTACACCATCATCATTTCTACAACGGAGACCAGCGGCACCATAGGAACGAGCTATACCACCAGCGTTGGTTGGAGCGGGAGTTCAGACAGCCACACGATGTACACCCAGAACGCCAATGCGACAGGCACTGCTCAGGGAGGCATTTGCAATACCTTCTACGCAGGCGCCTCCTCAAATATTCAGGTGTTCGGCAATTTCTCTGGAGCGGGCGGGGCGATCTCTTGGAACGCTTACGCGACTGTGGAGTTGGTAAAGCTGGGATTGCCATAGGATCATCCCGGCGCGGGCCGGATCTCATCGGGGGGCTTGGGAGATGCAAGAGATACCGCATGGATGGTTTGATATCGGGGCACTGAGCGCGGTGGTCACGCTCACTGTCGCCAGCTGCTCACTCGCATGGAAGGCGATTCAGCGGATCAACCGCGACGAGTCCCTGCGGCAGGACTTTCCACCGCATCGCCACATCAACGGCAAGATCCTCTATCCGCATGAGTACAAGCCCGCCGCGGTTGAGCATTTGCCCGGTGCGCACTGATGAAGATCGCAGAGGCGCTGACAACCCGTGAGCGGCCCGT